TTCTTCGCTAAATCTAACACCTTGTCTACTATTACTGTTACTACTACTACTATTACTACTACCTCCAAAAAAATCCGATTTAGGCTTAAATGAACTACTATCGGGCTCATCTCCTACAAGGTCATTTAATTCATTTTCTAAATTATTCAAATCGTCTAAATTAATATCACTTGAAAGTTTATTGGTTTCTTTCATTTTATCATTCATTAAAAATTCTAGTCCTCCTCCAAAATTAGATGATTTTTTTGGTGCTCCCCAACTATCATTTGAATTTAAGTCTAAATCAGAAATTTCTATTATATCCATTATTATTCATTAATTAGAACTTTTAATTTTAAGTCTTACGAATAATATATATATTATTTAAATTAACTATATTTTTGTTATTCTTTACAAAAGTTTATTCTTAATAAACCATAAACCTTGTAAAAAGGAATCAGCCAAATCATCCTTCTTTTTATGTGTATTAAAATAACTCAATAAACTACTAAAGTTTTCATTATTTTGGATTATTTCTTGTGTTTTAATAATTCCCAATTTTTTCCTATCTTTGTATTCTGTTTTGCCATCTGTTTCAAATTCTTTTAATTTATTTGATGCTGATATGAATTCAATATTAGATACATTTATACCGGACATTATAAAATATTGCACAATTTGACCTTGAATGGTCTTCATTCTGTTTGCAATTGGACTAATTTGGTTTTCAATTATAACATAATCAATACTTTTTTCTTCTAAAAATAAAAGGTCAAACTTTAATTTTATGTTTTTACCAATGGTTATTAAATCAATGTCTGATGCGTTTGTTTTAACCAGTTCTTCATAACAATTGTTTTTTGAGAAGTTGTTTATGAGAGAAACCAAATCTGCCTTTTTAGGATTTTCTGTTTCAATTGGAATCTTATATTTGGCTACAATATCGTGTAATTTTTGAAGTTTTTGTTTATTAATGTATGCTGATTTAAGGTCACTAGATGGTAAAACATAAGTTTGTTTTTTTGAGTGTTTTAGACAAAAAAAAATATTATGTTTACTATATTTTGCGGGTTTTAAACAAAGTCCTTTTTTGTCTTGACAACAACATTTTTTGACGACTTCTTCAGAAGTAGATAAGTCAACAACATTCCATTTTTTAATTGAAAAAGAATTAATATTATTATTATTAATATTATTAATATTATTATTAATATTATTAATATTATTATTATTATTATTATTAATATTAATATTATTTAATTGCGTTTCAAATAAACAAAAGGCTAAATTTTTAATTCCAACATCAATACTAAGTATTTTCATATAATATACTAATTAGTAATTGTATATTATATTGTTTTTTTTATAAATAATGTATTATTTATGTAAATTATGAATCAATTAATTTCTAATATCACTCGCACTAATATGTGGTGAAATTAATTTAGAGTTTAATTGTTCTCGTGTTAAATAAGGATTTTTTAAATCACTATTATTATATCCATAACCAGGGTTACTTGTATCAAAAGTAGATTTATACAAAAATGGTACATTTTGTGAAGGAGCCGTGCCTGTTTGAGTATTAGTGTCTAATCCCAAATCATAACAAGCCCCAGCAGTATTATATTGCATAATTTGTAGTCCATTTTGTTGCATATATTGTCTATAGTTCCAATTTGTGGTAATTTTTTCTTGTTGTTGTATACGTTTATTAACTACTGCCTCTGGTTGCCACGAAGAAAAATTTCTGCCATCATTCATAATAGGCGGAAAATCAAAATGTATATTATTAGAGCCAATATAACAGGTTCCCCAAGACATATTATATTATTAAAAGATAAAATAATATAATATTATTTTTGATTTTTCATTAAACATTTTTATTAAACACCTAATAATTTAAGAAGCTCATTCTTTTTCATTTTAGATGGGTCTTTCATTAAACCTTTTTCCATCACCAAACTTTTGAGCTTATTAAGAGAGAATTTTTTATAATCATATTCTTCATTATCAGTTGATGATTTGTCTAAACCTAAAATATTAATCTGTTTAAAATCAATTGATTTCAAATCTAATGATGATATTTCTTCAAAATTACTAATTTCTTTCATATCATCTAAATTGTCTTCTATATTTGTCTCTTCTAATAATTCATTATCATTAATGCTTGAATCTTCATCATCAATACTAGATTCTTCATCATCATCATCTTCATCAATATCCTCAATATTATCTTTATTATCATTATCCAATTCTTCTAAATCATCAATATTAAAATTTGATTCACAACAATCATCATCTTTATTATTTTTATTAATATTAATTTTTAAAATCTTAATATCGTTTCCGCCAATTTCAATTATCTCATTTTCTTCTACATCAGAATCATCATCTGAATCATCATTTGAATCAGAATCATCAGAATCATCATTTGAATCAGAATCATCATCCTCATCATCATCATCATCATCCTCATCATCTGAAACATTAATTAAATCATTATCATTTTTTTTATTTTGTGACCCACCACTTACAATATGTTGGCTACTTAAATTATTAATAGTATTTTGTCCAGTTATAATGTGAAAAACTTCATTCCTTAAATTATTTTGTTCTTCGGCTAAAGAAGAAACAAGACTTAACATAGATGATATTTTATGATTTTGTTCTCTCATTTTACTTTCGAAATATACTACTATTAATGCTGTTAATAGTACTAATATCCCTAAACACATAAAAAAAGAAGGATTAAAAATATCTGATAAAGATGGCATATTACAAAATATTTATATATTTAAATTAATTAATTAACGAATAGAATTTTTATTATTATTTGGTTTGATTTCTAATTGTATTATCAATAATTTCTTTAGGGTAATTCATATCACATAACACATTTATTCCGCCTTTTACATTCGAAATTCCTTCAAGTAAAAAATATTTATATTCAATTTTGTTATTTTTTTTAATAGCATCCATGTGAAAATTCCCAATATTTTTATTTTTGTCTAATTTTTTACAAACCTTAATAAAGTGGGTTGTTAAAAGACAAGATACACTCTTATTTTTGACTAAATATTCCATAAAGGCAACTGCACTTGTAACCGCTTCATCTGGATTTGTTCCGGAATATAATTCATCAAATATAGCTAAATGCTCATCTTTTTTATTATTATCAATAATATCTATTATTTCTTTACACCGTCTTGCTTCTGCTTGAAATAAACTATCACGACCAGATGTGTCTGGAATATTTAAATAACAATGAATATGTTTATATGGTTTAAGTTTTGCTGAATCATAAAATCCAAAGCCAAATTGTTGTGATATAATAATATTTATTAGCACAGATTTTAGAATAGTTGTTTTTCCAGATGCGTTTGGTCCTGTAATTATAATATTTTTATTTAATTTAATATTATTCTTAACAGGGTTAGATTCTTTTAAAGCTGCATAATAATTATTTTTAATTACATTATGTTTCTTTGAATCAATATATTGAACAATATTGATTTTTCTCTCTTTTACTCCTTCTATTAAACCTTCTAAACAATCAATGTAACCATTGAATCCAAAAGAATATAAGAATGCATCGTTATATTGTATTTCTGAATGTAATTCATAAAAGTATTTTAATATATGACCAATTTCAAAAATTTTTTTAAATGTTAATTCGTATGATGTAATTGATGCTATTTTATATTTAAACTCAATTAAAACTGCTAGTTGTTTATTTAAATTATTATTGAAATCTGCGTGACTAATTAAGTCACTAGAATGTTTTAAATAATTATTCATTGAATTTATTGTGTACTCTAAATATTCATTAATTTCTTTAAAATAATTATGAATTTTTAACATATTATTGTTAAATTTTCTACAAGTCAGAATATTTTGATATATAGAAAAAATGTAAAATCCAGCAGAAACAACTATATAAATCTTTTGATTTAAATCTACTGTATGAAAATCTGTAAAAAGTTTTCCAATAGAGTGATTAGATATAATTGTTTTTAATACTTCAATATATTCATCAATGCTTAAATCTAATCCTTTGATTCTTATTATGAAAAATGGTATTATTAACATAATAATAGGTATGAAGAGTGAAATAATTGGTGACATAAGATTATACACGCTCATAAATTGTAAAAATTGTTCTGATTTATTCAGAAATTCCCACATAGGCCAATCAATGTAATAATATTTATCCTTAAATCCTGTATCATTCTTAATTTCATTCCAAACTTCAATAATTTTACTATAATTTTCTGAAACCAATTTATATTTATCAGGGAGACTATTATAATTATTAATTAATGATTGTGTGTCTTTTAAAAAACTTACATCAGTTGTGTAATATTGGGTAGTTTGTTCATTTAGTTTTTTAGAAAAATCATTATCATTATTAAATAAAAAATTATACATTGATGAGCCAGAAGGGTCTATTGTTTTGATTAATTCTAAATCATTGATAATATTTTCTTTTAGCTTAATTTTACTATTATTGTAATATATTGGTAACTTAAAATGTTCATTAAAATCAATATTTGCCATTTTATTATATTTAATTATGAAATATAATAAATTAATTATACGAATTTTAGATTTAGATTTTAGATTTTAGATAGGTCAGCAGGCATTTCTCTAATTTCACAATCATAGTGCCTCTCTATTTCCCTAAGTTTATAAAAATCACGTCTTGTAATGAGGTTAATACCAACTCCCTTTCTTCCCCAACGACCACTTCTGCCAATTCTATGAAGATAATTATGAACGCATTTTGGTATATCAAAGTTAATAACTGTTCCTACTTGCTGAATATCAATACCACGAGATGTTACATTTGAAGAAATTAAAACTCTAAATTTACCTTGACGAAAATCCTTAAAAGAATTTTCTCTTAACATTCTATCCATATTACTATGAATACAACAAACCGGAAACCCATCTTCAATCATTGCTTCATACAAATCAGATACTCTTTTTACACTATTTGCATAAATAATACATTGTGTAACCGTTATATTAGAGAAAATATCCTTTAATGTTGCATATTTTTGCCTATCATCATCAACTGCTACATAATATTGTCTAATACCTTCTAGGGTTAATTGTTCTAATTTAACAGAAATTCTAATCGGATTTCTTACAATTTTATTAATAATAGGCATAATGGTTTCAGGAATTGTAGCACTAAATAAAGCAACTTGAATATTGTTATTAAAAAATTGGAAAATTTGGTACACTTGTTCTTTAAAACCGCTAGATAACATTTCATCCGCTTCATCTAAAATAACCAATTTGATTTTTCTTGATGTAATTTTGTTACGTTGCATCATATCTAGAACACGTCCAGTACATCCGCAAATAACATGAGGATGTAGTCTTTTTGAAAAATCATTACTGCTATAATCTTCCATATTTAAACCTCCATATAATGGCTGAACTCTTAAATTTGGCATTAAACTACCTAACGAATTGAAAACATTTGCTGTTTGAATTGACAGCTCTTTAGTTGGTGATAATACTAAAACTTGTGTAAAATTATCATTGGTATTTACATTTG